AAATCTGTTTGTTCTGCAACGCCTAAAGCAATTTGACCAGTTCTAGCCTCTTGCCCTGCGCGTTGTAATAGCAATGGGTTGACTTGCTCTGCTTGTTGATAAGACTGAACGCCACGGGCAATGTTTACCATGTCCCCAAGCGTCATTGGGGTCTGCCCTTTAATTCCTAGTGCTACTGGTTCTGCCATGATTTTTCCTTAAGCAAGATTTTCCATTGGATTCTGCTGTACAGGCGTTCCATAATTACTTGGTGTTGCTTGTGCTTTAGGCGCAAGTAATTGTCCTAATAAATAACCTTGACCAGCGCCAGCAATACCACCACTCATAGCATTAGCCGCACCAACAGTACCGCCTGCTTGAGCCGCGCCAGCGCCCGCTATGTTTGCACCAATGTTGCCTGCCGCAGTAGCGCCAGCCTGTGCCGTTGTATTTAGTGACTGCTGACCTAAACCAGCAATACCAGCCAAAGTGTTGTAAATGTTTGTGCGACCCGTCTGAAAGCGATTAAAGGCGTTAGTAAATTCAGTTGATGCTAACCCTTGGGTATAGTCTTGCTGACCTCTTAAAGCGTTACCGCTAATCATTCCACCGCCCATATTTGCCATTCGATTGGTGGCTTCTTGACCTTGTTGCAATCGAAATTGGTAGCCTGGGTCTATGCCTTGTGCAAAATCTTCTGGCGTGTATTGCTGAGTTAGATACCCAGACCCTACACCAGCCCCAGTAGGATTACCTTCGGCATCATACATTTGGTATGTGCCAGAGCCTAATTCACCTAATTTGCTTAATGCACCATAGCCAGCCGCCCTTACGGGTGCTTGTTGTTTGTTAGTAAGGTCAAATTGTTTTTGCTGAAGGTCAGCCGCATAGCGTAATGCCGCGGCTTGTTCTTTAGCCGCTTGTTTAGCGCCTGATGCACCAATAAGACCGCCTGCTACTGAGCCAGCCGCTATTCCCCATCCTATTGCCATATCAAATCTCCTTAATCAACACTTCATCAACTTTTGAAACATCTGTTTCGTCAGTTGCATGAATACAAAACCATGTTGAGTCCTCTAAAGCCTCAATCACATGGTGAATACCAGCCTTAATGTCTATACAGGCTGGCGCAGTAAATTCTTGAACGCCATCATCCGTTATCAACTTAACTTGACCTTTAGCCAAAATACTAAAGTGCGAATATTTATGTGCGTGTTGACCCGCTTGGTAACCTTTTGGTATTACCATTTCTTTAGCGTAAAGACCATCCGAGAAATGGTGAACAGTCCCCAAATCAAATTCAAATGTGCCTTTTCTTTCGGCAAATAATTGTGCTAGTGACATATCAGACATTGTAATATGGCACTTTGTATGGAACGCCATTTATTGTTATGTTTATGAACCCCACGGGATTAGCCGGCAAAGTCGCAGAGCCAGCCGTAGCCGTAGCTGCCGAACTAAAGTTGAGCAGATTTAAAAAGAACTGTTGCCAAGCCCTTGTCGGCCTTTTAGTTTGCCCGTCAAGAAACTCGGATTGAGGATATGGGTTTAACTGCGAGGTGTTGGAAATGCCAGTAGCCATTAGTTTTCCCCCGCACTTGCTTTTAGGTTAGCAGAGATAATTACAGCGTTTACTGGGTCGCTGATTGATACCTCAAATACCCTATCCCTAGCCATACCCAATCTACGCCAAATAGCGCGATTCTTGTATTTGCCAAGTTGACCGATAGTTACCCAGTATTCCCGTGACCAAGTAGAGCCACCATCGTTAGACCATCTCAACATGGCTTGCGGAAAGTTTGTAGGCGTATTGCTGTTAATTGCGTTTTGTATGCCTAAATATACAATATCAAGTGGGCCAATAATTAACTGGGCATTTGGATAAATAATGTATTGCTCACCAATAAAAGTACCAGATGTGCCAACAGATAGACCAGTAGTGCCAACGCCAGGTTGGAACTGAATCTGCAATTCATCAAAATATTGTCTTTGTAAGTCAGACACCAAATGTGGTGCGCGTCTAAGCCTACGGGTTTTTTGCCCGTTATCGGTGTAGTTTAATTTGTCTAACTCATAAATTGAGCCGTTAGAGTAATCCCCCACCAAGACCATGCCTTGAAATACCGCACAGCAATTACCTCTGTGACGGGTATAAGTGCCGTCATTGTTTGAGTACAACCACTTGTGCCACATTCCAGAGGCTAAGTCATATGCCCAAGTTAACTCTAAAGTGGGGAAAGACACAACATAACATTCGTGGCCTTCTAGTTGGTAAGTCCATGAAATTGCATCATCAACATATTTGTTTGTAATGGAATTTTCAACCGCATGGTTAGATATGCGAGTTGGCACATATCCTTTCATTTGCATAATTTGCGATTGACCACGATTGTTGCGAGATACATAAGCAAAAGAATCGCCAAATCTAGAAATAGAAAATTTAGCCGCAATGCCGTGTTGGGTGTTAGTGCCTGGTATCCGCTGAAAAGGAAAAGGCACAGCGCCCACATCAGTCCATACCTCAGAAGAAGCCTCGCCCATTAAGTAAACTTCTCGGTGGTCAACAATTAAAGACACCAAATTATCTGGTGAACCATCTTTGCTAGAAAATGATGTATTGCCAGAAATAGGGGATAACACGCCAGAAGCACCCCATTGTTGTGATGCTGGTCTGTTGTATACAAAATAATTATCAACAATATCGCAAGTTTCACCACCAGTAAACGCCCCATCCGTAGAAGGTAAAACAGTCCAATTAAGGGCGTATAAGGTTGAAGAAGCCACAGTTTGAGAATTGTTAACTGTGTATGTACCAACACCGCCAGTACCCGTTCCAAGCGCTGTAATGATGGTTTGAGTAGTAACCCCAGTACCTTGGATTGTTTGCCCAACAAACAAAGTACCGCTAGTTACCGCAGTTACTGTAAGAGTTGTGCCAGAAATTGAACTTGTTATCACCGCACCAGGGCTTGAGGTGTACATCTGGCTGGATGCAAGGGTTTGAGATAAGCCAAGTGTATAAGTACCAACACCGCCAGACCCAGAACCCAAAGCCGTTATAACTGTTTCTTGTAACGCGCCAATAGCAAAGAAATGTTGTCCAACAGCGATAGTGCCAGAATTAATTGAAGTAACAGTTAATGTAGTTCCAGAAGTAGACCCCGTAAATACTGCCGCAGTAACAGTATTTATACGCCATGTGTAGCGGTTAGTTCCATCAACAATATAAGCATTTATGCCGTTATCAGATATGGTCACACGACCAGTAGAAGTTCCTAAAAGACCTATCAATGTAGGGCTTAAAAAAGAATCCATTACATAAACATACGGCCCACACACCACAAGCATCTTTGCACCACCAGAAAGGGTACGCATACCGCGAACTTCTTGCTGATTCGGTAATTGGGCTTTGATGGTCAAACCAGGCGTTGGGTACAACGCCACCACGCCTCGGTCACCAGCCTGTTTAAGTGGGTCAACTTCTGGTAAAAAGTTTATACACTCATTCGAGTCCTGATAAATCGAAGTTGCGGGGTAAGAAGGGCCAACAAAGCCAAAGTCTGCCATTTACACAAACCCGCCATTTAAGATAAACCCAGCATCTTTTGAGCGGCTTACCAATAAAGCATCTGGGTATCTTGACACTTGTAGCGGTGACATATTGTTGCGTTTGATAGTTGCTTTGGCTTGGGCTGCATAAGCGTTAATCATCTGAATTTGAGTTGGAGATGCTTTGCCATACATGGGCATTAACCGCTCTGCTAAACACCATCTAAGGCACATTGAATAGCCTTGTGGCAACACAATAGGGTCATACAAAGTGTTGTATCTGCTAAATATCGTGTTAGCAAACAAGTGCATCTCGCCTTGTGATGGGTTTGGCCACACAAACAAATTACCCGTATCAGCGCCTGGGTTGTAGTAAAGCGCCTTTGGCCAAGGGCCACTTAGCGTCTTCAAGCCAATCATCTCGTAATCTTGTAGGGCAAGAACAGAAACTGGGTAATCCAATCCACCATTGATTACCGGCTGGCCATTGGAATTTGTGTTAATACGCACAAAGGCAGAGTTAATCTGTAATGGTTTTTCATAGTAAGCAGTAATCGTTGTTGATGCTACTGTCTGACTAATGTTCAGTTTGTATGTACCTTGCTCGTTAACATTACCGCCAGCACCAGTCAGAAAGTCAACAATTTTTGTGCCAGTAGTGATTCCTGTGCCACTCAAAGTCTGACCTTGTGCAACAGCGCCAGAGCCAATAGCAGTAACAGTAAGAATGTCACCAGAGATTGAGCCTGTAAACGATGCGCCAATAAAGTTAGCAGTAGATGCTACTGGGCCAATCGTGTATTGAGTCTGACCAGATATCACAGGAAAGATAATCTCAGTCACGTTATAGACCATCATGTCTTCATTCGACCATTGGTCAATAAGGTCGTTCAGCATCTCAAAAGCGTCTTGTGCAGCTTCTGGTGTAGGAGTCTCGCCCGCCTCTAACGCGCCAATATCTTTTAACGCTCTAGAAATCACATCTATTGGGACTGTCATGCTTTATCCTCTAGCGTAAATATTTGTGGCTTCCAAGGCGCTACCGCTGGTTTCTTTTGTAAGTTAGCCAGCTGCTCACTCAAACGCTTTTCTACTAGACATTCACCACCTATTGTCAGCGATTCTTTAGACCATTGTGCGACCATTTCCTCTGTTACTTCAGAAAAAGCAGTCTTTGCTTCGCCATCAAAAGTAGCGTAGCCTTCTGTTTCTATTGTGTTTTCACCATCAAAAACAGCGCAATGGTATTTAGCCGAAGTGATTTTTTCACCATCAGCGTAAATGTCTAGTATTTTCCAAGCGTAGTTCATTTCGCTTCCAAAGCCACGATTCGGGCGGTTAGTGCGTTGATTGTTGATGCTTGTGTGTTGATTGTTGCAAGTGCTTTTTGTAAAGACATGACAGTAATTGCTAACACAGAGCGGTCATAGTATCCCCAAGGTTTTCCTTCTTCTGGAATTGGCGCGGCTTCTGGGCCAATAGCGGCATTGACATTTTGTGCGTAAAACCCTAATTGCCTATCAGAGCCAAAAGTTTCTTTTTTCTCATTGTTGTAGTACCAATAACCAGGGTTCAACTTATTAAGCATTGAATCTGTGTCAACTGGCACACCATCTTTAATTTTCCATGTTTCATCTGAAACAGAAGATATAACACCAGCGGCTGAAAATGTTGCCGCGCCAGCACCATAAGCGCTCATAGTAACAATACCAGCAGAACTAATACGCATACGCTCTGTGGCAGTACCAGCACCAGAACCTGAGTTAACCCAAAACCGCATATTGATTCCCGCACCAGCAGGAGTGTTTCCAATGGCAACTATATCAGCCGCCCTTACGCCACCATCATCGTTATATCTAAACAACAAACTTTCACCATCGTTGGTGTAACTGTATGTGGGCGTTGCGCCAGCACTAGGTTTAATTTGAGTAGCGCCACCAGAGGTGATAGTTATGCGCTCTGAGCCGTTAGTAGAAAACCCCAAAGTGTTAGCCGATGGTAAAAACATCCCGTTACCAGTAGCAGATGAGCCAGTAGGAATTAGTTTGGTAGCCGTTGCCGTTCCTGCAAATGTGGAGTTCTGTGAAGTATCAATAGTTACTGCCGTAGTAGTTCCATTGCTTTGCAAAGTTAGTGAACTTGCACTTTTTACAATGGGCGTAGTGACAGATGTTGAACCGCTCAGAGTAGTAAACGCACCAGTTCCAGCGGTTGTAGCACCAATATTTACGCCATCTAAAGTGGTAGATGTTGCACCTAGTGCAATAGAAGTAGAGCCAACAGTAACGCTAGAGTTTGTCAATTTGGCGTTA